CCGGTACAGGTGGCACAATTTTAGTAGACCAAGAAATAATTACATACACAGGTGTAAGTTCAAATGATCTTACTGGTATTACAAGAGGTGCACAAGGTACTTCAACAGCTGCACATAGTGATGGATCAGCTGTCACAGAGATAACAAACTTTATAGGTTGGGGACAACAAACAACAACTTCATCAGTTATTCTAGACCCAGGTAACTGGTCTTTAGATAATTTTGGTGCAATACTAACTGCAACAATTAGAAATGGAAAAACATTTACTTGGGATCCAAGAGTAAGTAATCCATTAAATAATAGATGCACAGAGATGGCAAGTGCTCCAACAAAATCTGTATCAACAATTGTATCTGATAGAGATAGACATTTTATACATTTTGGAACTGAAACAACGGTAGGTGATAATACTACACAAGATCCAATGTTTATTAGATTTAGTGATCAAGAAAATTTTAACTTATATGCACCAAATGCTACCAATACTGCAGGAACATTTAGACTGGACACCGGAAACACAATTGTTGCAGCTGTAAATGGTAAAGATTATGTTTTAATTTTGACTGACCAAGCAGCTTATACAATGCAATTTGTTGGTCCACCTTTTACTTTTTCTATCAGACAAGTTGGTACTAATTGTGGATGTATTGGCCCACACGCAGCAGTGTACGCAGATGGTAAAGTATTTTGGATGGGTAATTCAGGTGGCTTCTTTGTGTTTGATGGTACAGTAAAACTACTGCCATCACTTGTAGAGGACTTTGTATTTACGACTGATGGTGACAATCTTGGAATTAATTATGCATCTAATCAAATTGTATTTGGTGCGCATAACTCTTTGTATAACGAGATACTATGGTTTTATCCAAAAGGGACACCGACCACCGGACCATCAGTGCAGGTAGATAGGTCTGTAACTTATAATTATGTTGAAAATACTTGGTCTACAATGTCATTAGCTAGAACAACTTATGCTGACTCTGTAACTTATGCGAATCCATATGCAACAGAATATGATGCTACAACGACACCACAATTTCCAGTAATACAAGGTGTAACAAATAAGTTTGGTGCCACGACTTATTTTGAACATGAGACAGGATTGAATAAAATTAATCTGAATGGTACAGAAGAACCTATTAGTTGTTTTGTACAATCAGGTGATTTTGACCTACCAGTAGAAGGTGATGGTCAGTTTCTCCTAAATATAAGAAGATTCCTACCAGATTTTAAAAATCTTTCTGGTAATGTATCTATTACACTTGGAACAAAAGACTTTCCAATTGCAGGAAATACAACGACTGTTTCGTTTGTGGTTAATTCTGCTACATCAAAAATAGACACAAGAGTAAGAGGAAGACTAGCAAATATTAAAATTGAAAACTCTGCATTAAATGATAACTGGAGATTTGGAACTTTTAGAGCAGATGTATCACAGGATGGTATGAGATAATGAACGAAGAAGCACTCTTTCAAGAGTATAGCACCAACAGAGCCTTACAAGCGAGATATCCAGATTTTGCTACTTATAGAGATTTTGTAATGAGTCAGATGCCAGCTCAAGCAAATGAAAGTGGTGGTTTACCTTTGGTATTAAATAATGCTTCATCTAGTATGGGATCTATTAAAGATATTGGTAAAAATCTAATCATGAATAAACTTAGCTCTAAGATGGGATTAGGTTTTAGTCCTATTGGTATTGGGTCAATGATGTTAGGTGGTCTACGAAATTTAAATGACAGAATACGATCAAGTGATTTTGGACAAGCAACATCTTTAGCAGATTATTTAGATATGCAAAGATATGGTGGTGCACAAGGTAGAAGAGATGCCGCTGCTAGATCTATGGCACAAGCAAGAGGTTTACAAAAACAAATGGCACAAAGACCATCAGCTCAAGTTTCAGCACAAGACGCAGCTAGAGGAGGCGGTGGAGGTCGTGATCACGATGGTGGTGCTTCTGCAGCAGCTCAATCCGATGCGGCAGCTGGAATGGGAGGATACTAATGGCTAAAATTACAGTCTACATACCTGAACCTAAAGAAAAATATGAGTCTGAAAATCAAAGACAAATCATTCAATCTTTAGATACAGTTAAGACGCAATTAAACACATCTTATCAAGAGGATTTGAAAAACGAAGAACAAGCATTTAATTTTTTTATATCATGACAATACAATACAAAAACGCAGGTTTTGCACTAGACACCACAAGTGTAAAAACTTTATTTACATGTCCAACAAGTGGTGTGGCTATTGTTAAAAGTGTGTTGATTGCAAATGATCATAGTTCTGATGTTGCAGTCAAAGCTGCAATCAACGATGGCACGACATTTCAATTTTATCAAAAAACAATGACATCAGATAGTTCTGATAATGCAGTTAGTGGTGTTTTAAATTTAGAGGCAGGTGATTCAATTACAGCAGAAGCAAGTGTTAGTAATGTTGTTACTGGTGTAATTAATTATGCTTTAATAGATAGATCTCAAGAAAATGGCTAGACAAAAATTTGTACACTTTGTACCAAGGCCAAAACCAAAAAAGAGGCCGCGAAGACACAAAAAAAGTCTTTCAAAGTCAGAGAAAAGAGATTATAAACCTTACAATAGACAAGGACGTTAAATGGCTGATCACGAAAATTTTAAAATTATAGATGGTAAAAAAGTTCCTGTATACAAAGCAAAGGTTGTAGAAACAATTAAGAACAAAAGGACAGGAAAAACATATGATAACAAAGCTCATTTTGATGCTGATGTTGCTGATACCACTACTGACACTACTGTGGATGATCTACAACAAGACGTAGCTATTGAGGTTGCATCTCTCCAGGTATTTGGTAAAACCAAATAATGAATCCAATAGGTGGTACAGAGTTACAATATAAATTATTAGAAAAATATATAGATTCAAAACTTCTAGACAACTTTCAAATAACTACTTCAGTTCCAGAAAAAATTCCCCTAGCAAAAGATAAAATAAATATTCTTTGGCAACAAAATTCATATGATCAACCAAACCTTGCAGGTTGGTTTAAGGATAAAGATAACCACAAAAAGTATGATTGGTATGTATTTAACTCTCATTGGTGTTATGAAAAATTTAGAATGGTATACAAAGTGCCAACAGAAAAATGCACGGTGATAAAAAACGCAATAGAAAATTTTCCGAAAAGAAAAACATTTAAAAAGGGTGACCCAATCAAAATGATATTTCATCCAACTCCATGGCGAGGTTTGAATGTTATACTTGGTGCTATGCAATTGTTAAAGAATGACAACATCACCCTTGATGTGTTTTCATCCACAAAAATTTATGGCGATCAGTTCATGGATGCAAACGATGATCAATACAAATCTTTATATGCTCAAGCAGCACAACTTAAAAATGTTAATTATAGAGGTTGGCATAGTAATGATTACATATGTGAACACATAACAGACTATCAAATATTTCCATATAGTAATAACTGGGAAGAAACATCTTGTATATCAGCCATTGAAGCCTTAGGTGCAGGACTACATATGATTACCACAAACTATGGTGCTTTATTTGAAACTTGTTCTGAGTGGCCTGTATATGTTCAATATGACACAAACTATAAAAATATGTCTGAGTGTTTTGCATATGCAATTGATTCAGTGGTTGATTATTTACATCATGATAGATGCCAAGAACATTTACAGATGCAACAAGATTTTTATAAAAAGTTTTATTCTTGGAATAAAAGAAAGATGGAGTGGACTAATTTTTTAGAAGGAGTTTTAAATGCAAAATCATGAGCCTATTTGGTTTAACAAAAAAGAAAAATCTGATGATGTAAAATATTCTGTGTTTGTTGGCACACCTTGTCATTCTGATGTATCCATACATTACACTCAGTCAGCTTTAGAATTACAAAAATATTGTTGGCATAATAAAATTAACTTGATGTTTCAATTGTTCAAGTCTTCACTTGTCACACAAGGTAGAAATCTATGTGTCTCTGCTTTTTTACAAACTAAATGTACACACTTATTATTTATAGATTCGGACATAGCATTTAAACCACATAGTCTACAGCATCTATTAGATGCTGATAAAGATGTAATATCTGTGCCCTACCCCTTAAAAGATATGTGTTGGGATAAAGGATATGAAACTATTCAACAGGGCAGAATAAAATCTGTTGAGGATTTAAAGACAAAAGCCTTTTATAGGTTTCCCATGCGTGTCCCTGATGCCAGTGATATCAAGGTTGATAACCATGTTATTGAAGTAACTCACTCACCTACTGGATTTATGCTAATTAAAAGAGAGGTGTTTGACAAAATGAAAAAGCATTATCCAGAAAAAGAGATATACCAAGATACCTTAATTAACGGCAAATTACAGAAAACAAAGGAGATGTGGAACTTTTTTGACACCTTGCATAACCCAGAAGATAAGACCTATTTAGGTGAGGATTTTGCTTTTTGTAAGATATGGAAAGAAGCAGGTGGTAAATGTTATGCCTATGTGAACGATGAGATTAGCCATGTTGGAGAACATACCTATACAGGTAGGTTTGGCGATGAGTTGATAAAGGACAAGTAAAATGGTAGAATTAGCCTTTTAGATCTAAAGGAGAAAATATTTAAATGTTACAATTCTTACCCTATGCATTAGCAGCCTATGGAGGTTATCGAGGTTACAGAGATTCAAAAGATCAGGGTATAAGCGGGATAAATAGATTATTAAATACAGCTGCAGGTGCAACTATAGGTTATAATTTAGGGACAGCTGTACCAGGTGTTAAAGCGTCAATAGGAACTCAAGGTGGTTTTGTTCCATTCTCACAATTACCAGGTATTAGATCTATTCCTATGATTGGTGCTGGCACTACTCAGCAGACAGCATTACAAAAAAGTGCGATGTTTCCAGGTGAAGATGCATTAGCAAAAGATACCATAAAAAGTTTAACTGCGGATAAAGAGAAAAGATCACTGACAGATTTATTATTAAGAAAAAAAGATGGTGGTTATGATCCTTTGAAAATTTCTGCATTAGCAGCTGGTATACCTTTAGCGATGGGTGCTTTCGATCAAGGGCCAACGGACATTTATCAGCCAACTTACAATGTTGGTTACGCAGACTTTGCAGAACAAAGACCTGGATACACATATATAGATCCACAAACAGGACAAGAAAAACAATATGAAAAAATTTATATACCTGAGGCAGATCCAAAAAATCAAGGTGATTTCAGGGTAGGTCCTTTTGCTATGGATAAAACAAGATTAAGAACTGGTGGATTAGCAGAGATTAAAAAATTTAATCAAGGTGGTATAAATTATTTACCATCAAAACTTGAACATGATGAAAACGATGCAAATAATTATGTGCGTGCACATGGTTATATAGAGGACGGATCAGGTGCAGGTGATAAGGACGAGGATACAATGTTAGCTCAATTAGCAGACGGAGAGTTTGTAACAAGGGCAGATGGAGTATTAGGTGCTGGAATCATAGCTGGAGCAAACCCAAACAGCATGAAAGACATGAGAGAAAAAGGTGCCAAATACTTCTACGAACAACAAGCACGATACAAACGTGTGTTTGATTTATTGAAGGAGAAAAATGGCGACAGCACAAAAACGAATTAAACCATTAGTAAACGTTCTTCCAATTGAACCAAAAGATATTGATAGATTTTGGCCTTTAATGGAGTTCATGATTGCTGAAGCGTTAGTTTTTTCAGGTAAGTATGCAGATCCAGAATGGTTTTTTAGAGAACTTAAAAAAGATGTAATGCAATGTTGGATTATGTTTGGTTCAGATGAACAAGAAGAAAACAAAGTTTTTGGTGTTTGTGTTGGAAGAATAGCAGAGTTACCAAATTATACACAATATGAAATAATTATATGTACTGGTAAAAGAAGAGAGTTATGGGAGGATAATTTAGTAAATGAAGTAACCAATTTTGCAAAACACAATAAGTGTAAAAGAATGAGTATAATGGCTAGACCTGGTTGGGAAAAAATTTCTAAAAAATGGGGCTGGCAAAAGAAACACGTACAACTAGAGAAATGGATATAATATGAGTTTTTTTGGAGGAGGATCATCAAGGGCACCATCGCCACCGGCATCACAAACTTCTATAGTTAGAGAGGCACCTGGTATAGAGGAACGTAAAATAGAATTGATGGACATTGCGAGACAGATCGCGCAAAAACCAATTGATCTACCAGATATACAAGCAGCAGGGCCAAGTGCTTTAGAACAATTAGGATTTCAAAAAGCAGCAACAACAGGTGTAGGTGCGGGTACTGTTCAACAAGGGATACAACAAATACAACAAGCAGCAGCTCCTATTGGTGCACAACAGATTCAACAATATTTAAATCCTTACCAATCATACGTAACTGATGAAATTGCAAGACAATCGCAAATGATGCAAAATCAATTGGGTGCACAAGCGATTAGATCAGGAGCATTTGGTGGTGGTAGAGAAGGTGTTCAACAAGCAGAATTACAAGGTAGAGCTTTGTCAGCAATGGGTCAAGCTCAGGCACAAGGTTTCAATACTGCATTAGGTGCAGCACAAAGACAACAACAAGTTGGATTAGCAGCAGGTCAACAACTTGGTGCTTTAGGAGCAGGTCAACAACAAATGGCGTTGTCAGATCTACAACAACTTTTTAGTGCGGGTGGGGTGCAAAGACAATTAGCACAACAAGCATTAGATGCACAAAGAGCAACCACGTTACAACAACAATATGAGCCTTATCAAAGAGCAGAATTCTTAGCTAACCTTTATGCTGCTGGACCTAAAACACAATCAGGTGTTACTATGGGTACACAACCAACAACAAGTCCATTGGCACAAGCGGTGGGAACAGGTATAGGAGCATTCGCAGCTTACACAGGCGCAAACACATAAGGAGAAACATGTCTTTAAATAAAGTATTGAACAGACCAATGTTTCGCCAGAAAGCTTTAAAAAAAGGTGATCTTAAACCTGTGCATGCGCAGATGGGAACTATGGTTGGGAGTCCAGGTCCTACAATTACAGGTGTTGTAAATCCTAACAGACTACCGAGTACAGTGGTAAAGCCACAAGGTTTTTTTCAAAAATTAGGATCTGAGTTTAGAACTTCAAGACAAGGCATACAACAAATTATGAATCCAAAAAGCCCTCAGTTTACTGCAAAAGGAACTTTTGGATCTGGTAGATTACTACCTGGTTTGTTAGGTGTTGAAGGTGTTTATTCAGTTGTCGATCCAGTTGTTGGACAATATATGAAACCAGGTATAGCAAGAGATCTTGTATCATATGGTATTTCTGGTGCAGCAACCTTAAATCCTTATGTAAGAGCAGCAGGACTTGCTAAATTTGGATATGATACACTAGATAAATATGCATTTAAGCCACTTGCTGCAGGTGTAAAAGCTTATAGGTCAACACCTGTAAGTGAAAGAAAAGTGTTACCAGATGTTTCGGGAGAAGCTAGTATAGGTAATTTTCCAGAGCCAGCTACTAATGAAGAAATAAAAGAAGAAGTAAAAGTGACTTCAAAAGCAAAACCAGGATCTGGTAGACCAGGTTTTTCAGATAGACTTACAGAACAAGATAATGAGTCAGATGTTGTTAAAGGGAATGTAGACATAAATAAAGTTGTAAAAAATAATGACCCTAATCAATCACCAGTCACAATAGGTGCTGAAGATACAGTTGCAGAAAAAGGTTTTAAAGAAAAACCCAAAACGGACACTGAAACAAAAGTTACAGATAATAAAGCAAATGCAAATCTTGTTAAATCTGATTCTAATCAATTAGATAAAAAAACTGCAGGTGAAATAAAAGCAGGAGATGGCACAGAGGTAAATTCAGAAGTAATTGAACTCGCGAGAAAATATAGAAAAGAATTAATGGCGGGTCAGGGGTCACAAGCTAAAACAGTATTTCTTGCCAACCTTGCATCAGGATTATTGTCAGGAACAACAACCAAAGGTGGCATAGGTGGTGCATTAGAAGTATTTGGTAAAGCTCTTGGACCTGCAGTAAATAATTATGCAACAGTCAAACTTAAAGAAAATGAAATGGAAAATGAGTTTATGAGTGATGCACTGGAATTAGCACAAGATGAAATTGCAGCACAAAACGATTTAGTTGAGGGTACTTCAGGTTTAGATTTTGAAAGTTATGGATACATTCAATTTAGAGATAGAGATGGAAATGCTGTTAATAGACAAGGTGGAAGATTAAAAGATGGAACATATGTGCAGGCAGCCTTAGGTCAAGTAGATGCTAATGGGAGACAGCTTTATGTCCCAGTAGCAGCAGGAACTTTTTCTGATTACTTTACAGATGCTTTTGGTAAAAAAGAACAAGCTCAAACTATTAGAAACTTATCTGGTAAATACAAAGCGTTAGGTATTGGTAAAGAAACTATAAAAATATTAGAGGAAGCTGCTGCTAAGGGTGAAACTCTTGGTGGTCCAGTTGGTAGATTTAACTTGCTTACAACAAGATTAGGTGACGCTTTAAATGATATTGGGTTCTCAATGTTTGAAAGCAAAGATGCAGGTATGGCAAAAGTTAATCAAATGAGAGAAGATTTTAAACAAGAGTTAATTGATGATGGAATGTCAGACAAAGATGCAGAAAAATTCTTAAATGATAATTTTGGATCAATAGAATCTCAATTCAAAAAAACATTAAAAGATTTAGGTGTTTTTAAAGATGAAACAACTGCAGCTAATTTAGAAAGATTAGCTATTAATGAAACTGTATTGACATACGCGTTAGCTAACTCATTAAAGGATAAAGACAGATTAACACAAAAAGATATTCAAATGGCACAACAACTTGTTAATGTTTTCCCATTATTAAGAGGTCAAAAACAAGTCGTTAGATCTCTTGAAGCTGTAAACGAAAGAATTTTAGGTGACATAAAAGCATCAGAATTAAACTATACAGAATTTGGTGGTAACACAGCTACACTTGAAAACTTTAGAAGAAAATATGGATTATTACCAGAAATAAAAGATCAACAACTTGATGTTGGTTTCCAAAATGAATCGACAATAGACTTATTAGAAAAATTAGGACAGATTTAATGGCTACTATAAAAGAATTACAAAAAAAACTTGACGATAAATCACTTGATCCAGGTAAATTAAGTAGAGAACAAAGACAAATTATAGACGAATTAATTCGTAGAGGTGAATTAAAAGGACCTACCATGTCTACTCTTTCAGGTCAAAGAGATGAAGCTGCACAACAAGTTGCAAGAGCAGATCAGTTTTATGCAGATCCAATAGGTAGTGCGTTAGCTGCTGAAGACTCAATGTTTAAAGGAAGACCAACTGCAGAACTTGCAGGTGATTTAACAGGATCAATTGCACCCTACGTTGTAATGAGAAAAAAAATATTTGGTGCTGCAAAAAATGGAACTCTCTGGCAAAAAGGTCCAGGAAAGTTTTTACAATCTGCAACTAAGGTAGCAGATAGACTGCCAGGGAGATTTAAAATTTTAGGGGGTGCATTAAAATTACTCGCAAGGGCAGCTGATGTGCCTGCAAAAGTTGTTGCAAGTCCAGTAGGTAGAGCAGAAATTTACTCAGTGTTAGGTGGATCTGCAGGTGCCGGTACAGGTTCAATAACTTATGATATGTTAAATGAACAAGCAGGTATTACTATTGCAAATGCAATTACAGATGAATTTAGAGATCTACCTGAAAAAGCGATAGATCAAGATATATTAGCAAATTCCTTTAGAGCAACTAAGAATGCTGCGTACTGGAACGCAGGCGCGGCAGCTCTTACTCCATTTATTTTTGGACCATTAGGTAAACTTACAGGTAAATTGTTTGGTGCGAAGTCAGAAAAAGCAGTTAGACTTTCTGAGTTCGCAAAAGAAAAAGGATTACCATTACCATTAATGACTGGGATTGAAGATGGTGTATTATCAGACTTAGGTAGAAGTTATTTTAAAACAGTTGGAGTATTTCCATTTGTATCAGGTATTGGTAGAGAGGCTTTACAAGTTGCAGAGCAAGAGGCTGGTAAACAATATTTAGATGGTCTTGTAAAATATGCACCTTTAATGAAAACAGCAGCATTGTCTTCCTCAATCTATAATCAAGCAGCTAAAACATTTGCTGAAAGAGCAGCAGTAATAGGTTCTAAGTATCAGGCTTTTGAGACGTTTGCAGAAGCACTTGGAAACCCAAGAGTAATTAAATTAGAAGCAACAAACAAATATGCAAAAGAATTATTTGAATCAAACAGACAAATGTTTCCTGACATTCCAGGATACGCGCCAGGTGTTGGAGATCTAGATGTAAAAGCTATTGATAAATATTTAAAAGATGCAGGAGACCCTCTAAACTTATTCATCAAATCTATGGCAGCGATTGGAAATAATTTAGTCACTCCAAAAGAATATAGTGGTGTTATGAAAATGTTAAATAGAGCTATCGAAGGCACCCAATTAAATTTACCTACCGGCATAGTTTGGTCAATGAGAGAGGCACTTGAAAAAGATTTTGCTTCTTTTGGTGGTAAATTAACAAAAGATAATCTTTTAAGTGATCCATTAATTAAAGAGGGTTATGATGCTATGGTAGCACAAAGTGGTAAAGAGTTTGCAGATGCAGATATTGCTTTTAAAATTGCACAAGGTGAACAATTAAATGCAAAACTACTTGATGCCAATGGTACATTTTCAGCAATAATGGGATTTATTAAATCACCTTTAATTAAATCATTTAGAAAATTTGATTCAAGTTTATTTACACAGAGGGGTGTAAACGGAGTAAGAGGTCTTGAGAGTATGTCGAGAGATCGAATGTTTCAAACAATGGAAAGAGATGTGTTTGCATCAAATTCACCAGAAGCTATTGAACAATTTAAGGTAATTATAGGAGCTGCAGGTAAAGGAGCAACATCAAATGGTAAAGCTTTATTTGAAGCTGCAAAAGCAAGATATATGTTTAATGCATTTTTAAAATCATTTGATACAGCAGGAAGCCCACAAGCAAAATCAATTTTTAATGATGTAGCTATGGAGGCAGGTGTTAAATCAGGAAACAAATATATGGCTGATGCTATGGAAGAAATTGGAACTGATGCTATAGCAAGACAAAGAGGTTTTAGTATTGATGATGTAAGACTTAATAATGGTATTTACGATGTATCAAAAATAAGGTTTGGACCAAAAGACTTTGCGGAATTTAATATTAACAAATTCATGGATAATCTTGGTATTGGTAAGGCAACTGAAGACCTTGGCAGAGATAAGATGATGAAACTTTTAGGTAAAGGTGGTTCTGATGATTTTTATAAGTTTACTGATTACATGAAAGCAATATCAGATGTAGCAATATCAGATACATCTACTTTCCTACAAAGAAGATTTACATTATCTGGAGGTAGAGGAGTTTTATCTGGTGTTGTGATTGGTGGTGGTATGGCAGCTGTTAATCCATTAGCACCATTAGTATTTTTAGCCTTAGCAAGAAAGGCAGGTTCTGTATTGTCTGATCCTGTGGCCTTAAGATTGATGAATGATGCATTAGGTGTTGACGAACAATTAAAAATTTTAAGTGGTAAAAAAATCAGAGGAAGAAAATACGGAACAGGTGCATACAGAAATGTAACACCAAAATTGACCGCTGCTGGTTTGACACAAAAACGTGAAGCCTTTGCAAGATTTATGAATTATTTAAATGACGAAGATGAAGATATGCCAAGAATTGATCCGAAAACAATTGACCCTTTAAGAATACAAGAACAACTTTTAGGCACACCTTTTGAAAATCCTAAACCAAGGTATGACGATCAAAATTTACCAAAAGAAACTGTTGAGTCTATGTTTGCACAAGACTTTACTCCAGGTTCAGGTAATGTAGAAACAGATAATCAATTAGTTGATTACATACAATCGGCTGTGCGTAATTCAGATGAAGCTGATATCGACCAGGAGTCAAGAAACGTTGAAGCTGAAAGAGCCAGTGTAATGGGTGATATAGAATTAGAGAATCCAGTACAACAACCACAGGCTACCGGACAAGTAAATGCAGCTCAGTTCCAGGCATTGTTCCCCAACGATCCAACAGGAACTGCAATAGCAATGAGAGGACGAAGACGTGTCTAAAGAAGCCCTACAAAAAATAGAATCACATGAAAAGCTTTGCAGAATAATGCAAAAACAAACACATGATAAAATAAATAATTTAGAAAAAGCAGTCAGCAGAATAGAAAAAATAATGTTGACTTCAGCAGGTGTATTAATTACAGGTATGGCATCAGTCATAATTGTATTAATTACACGATGAAACTAAATAAAAAATATCCTTACAAACATTATAATAGATTTTCAGATACAACTGGCAGGAAGTATTTAGTTGATAATATTAAAGTACCATCAGTAACAACTATACTTAGCGCAACTAAAGATAAAAGATTTCTTGATAATTGGCGTAGGCGTGTAGGAGAAAAGGAAGCTGATAGAATTATGAAACAAGCTTCATCTGTTGGAACTGAAATGCACCAGGTATTAGAATACTATCTCACAGGTCAAGGATATTACAATGCAGCGGAAGAAGGCACTAAACCAAGGATGATGGCAAAAACCATTTTAGACAATATAGTATTAGATGAGGTATGGGGTAACGAAATAAGCCTACAATACAAAAATCAATTTGCAGGAACTTGTGATTTAACTGCAGTTGCATATGGAAAACCTAGTATTGTTGATTGGAAACAAGCAAATAGGCCAAAAAAAGAAGAGTGGGTAGAAGATTATAAACTACAGCTAGGTGCCTATTATTTAGCCCATACAGCCAATTACGGGCCCATAGAGCAGGGGGTAATCAGTATTTGCACCCGAGACCTCCAATATCAGGAATTTAGGCTCTCAGAGGCGGATTTGAAAGAATATAGTGAGAAATTTTTGGAAAGATTAAGTGAGTTTCATAAATTACAAGAGCCAATCTCTTAGGTTTTCCTCACCTAAAGTTTTGGCAGCTATTTGACCCTTGTTTGTCAATGACTTCATAATAGCTTCATCAAGAGTATTTCTAGCAACAATATCAATATATAATACAGATCCCTTCTGGCCAATCCTATGAGCCCTATCTTCTGATTGTTTTCGCACTTCTAAATTGTAATTATTTGAGAAGTAAATAACAGTATTGCAAGCAGTAAGAGTGAGCCCAAAACCGCCAGTAGTAGGATTTCCGACCATAAACCTAGTTTTCTCATCTGTTTGTATACGTTCAACAGCTTTTTTTCTATCTTCGACATTGACCTCTCCAAATATACTTACAGTTGATTCCTCACCATATCTTACTTTTAAAAAGTGATTAATCTGATGTATGTTCCATAAATAGTTTGCCCATATAATTATTTTACCATCAGTTTCTTCAATAATCTCCTCTAATGCCTTTAATTTTAATTCATGTAAATTAAGTATTTTACCCTCATCATCCTTTGTAAAACCATTACAAACCTGGTGTAATTTAATTATTTCTGTTAGTTTGTTGGAAAATGATATTGTACTATCTTCAACTATTGCTAGTGCACTCGTACGTAACCGATCATATATTTTTTTGCTTTCACCTTCGAGTTCAATGTATCTTTTCTGACGAATCTTGGGCTTCAGGTCTAGACATTGGTCTTTTCGTATTCTAGTAGAGAATTGTTTTAAACGAATTTCAAGTTCTTCAATACGTTTGTAATATTTAGGCACACTTATATATCTGCCAGAGCCTACAGGTATGTCAGTCATCTCTGCATATCTGTTTCTAAATGCTAAATAACTTGAGAATCCTAATAATTCTGGACTTAAAAATTGACATTGTGTATAAAGATCTAATGGAGATTTTGTTATTGGCGATCCTGTTAGGATACGCCTTATATGCGATAATTGCCTTAATCCTAAAATGTTTTTTGTTCTTTTTGCTGATCTATTTTTTATGGTGGTTGATTCATCCAGTGCTACAAAATTTAATTTATTTTTAGATAAATAATCAATACAACCCTCAAATCCTCTTTTTGTTGATAAAGCTTCAACGTTTATTAGAAAGATTCTAAAGTAATTATATTTGTTGAGTTTTATTAAATCCTTTGGTTTGTCTATATTCCATTTGAAAATTTTATACTTTACATCTTCAGGCATGTGTGTTTCTATTTCAGTTTCCCAAACAGTATATACTGACTTTGGTGCTATAATTAACGCTGATGTTATTTGTTTTTTTAAATACAAATAAGCCATATTATCAATCGTGACTTTTGTTTTTCCTGTACCCATTTCCATGAAATAAGCCCATTGAACTTTTTCAGCAGATTGATTTAAAGCATTTCTTTGATGCTCATATGGTATAGTCTTGTACGGGTATTTCCACATCCTGTGTTCTTATATATTTTTTTTGTTTACAAGATCAAGTAAATAATTTAAGACCCCAACAGGAGGATTTATGGATATAGAAAAAATGTCAAATATTGACATTAGTCAGGATAATGTCAAATCAATTTCAGAAAAATGTAATCAACTCAAAGATCTACAAAAACAAATTGAAGAACAAGAAGACAAATTAAAAACCCTTAAAAATAAATCAAGAGATTTAGAGGAAAGAGTAATTCCAGAGATGATGCAGGAAGCTGGTGTATCTTTGCTGAAGTTAGCTGATGGTTCGAGTGTAGAAGTCAAACCATTCTACGCAGCAAAAATTCCTGAGTCACGTGTTGACGAAGCCTTTGGTTATTTGAGAAGTAATGGATTCGAAGATTTAATAAAGAATACTGTCACTGCCTCATTTGGTAGAGGACAAGACAATCAAGTCTCTGAATTAATAAGTGTGTGTGAGAAGTTTGGTTTCAATTATAACAAAAAAGAAAAAGTTGAACCAATGACTTTAAAGGCATTTGTTAAAGAACAAGTTGAAGGTGGTAAGAAATTACCATTTGATTTGTTCGGAGTATACATCGCAAATAAAACGAAAATAACAAACAAATAATAGGTAACAATATGAAGCTAAAAGACGGACAATCGAACGAAGTAGCGGTTAAAAAAGAAGCAGGAGCAGTTGCAGCGATAAACATCGAGCAATTTGGCGATGCAGGATTTGAGAATGTGGACTCTAAAAGTTTAGCATTACCATTTCTAAAAGTTCTTGGTCAGCTTTCACCACAAGTAACACAAGGTGATAGCCAATTTATGGCAGAAGCTAGAGCAGGAATGATCTACAACACAGTGACAGACGAACTTTATGATGGCCAAAAGGGAATCCATGTAATTCCTTGCTATTATAAATTGGAGTACATTGAATGGAGAGACAGAGATAAAGGTGCTGTTGCTCCAGTAAATGTTTATCCAGCTGATTCGGATATCATGAGTAAAACTACCAGAGGTGATGATGGTAAGGATCGTCTCGAGAATGGTAACTACATAGAAGAGACAGCCTCTCACTATGCTT